AGTTTGCCATTGCTGTTGCAAAGTTTACTGAATACTTTCCAACTCCATTATCTGTAATGCTTGATACATTAAAACTATCTCTTATAGCAACCGTGCCTGTGCCGTTGAAGTTTACCCATGCTGTACATCCCTGCATCACCTCTGTGCCTGCGCTATCTTGGAATACTAAAGGCGTTGCTGATGCGTTTGATTTGATTGTTGTAACTTGTAGTGTACTCATGAAATCACCCAATTAGAACCGCTTGGAACTGTTACGGTTATTCCTGTGTTTATTGTTATTGGTCCAACACTATGAGCATTGTTGTTTGTTGATAGTGTGTAGTCTGCCGTGACTGTCTGCTCGTTCTCATAGAATACAGCATCACTACTGCCACCTGTTGCGCCGCCACCTATTGCTCCCCACGCTCCAGCAGCATAGCCTTCAAACTGTCCTAGTGTGGAATTATAGCGGAAGTATCCGTTGACTGGTGAGCCATCCCTCTGCGCTGTTGTGCCTGATGGTGTTACTGCTGATCCTGTGGCGCTGGTTATATCTTCTTTAAGATCTATACCAAGGTCTGTCTTAACCTCTGTAACAGTACGATTCTCATGAGCTGTGCCTGCTAAATTACTGCGAATATAATTTAATGATACTGGCGATGGAATAGTGCTAGGGGTTGTAAGTGATAATGCAATAGCATCGCCATTAGAATCGAAGCCTAGTGCTTGGTCTGATCTTTCTGTCTTGGTTGGAAGTTCTAAGGATGAGCTTGTGTCCTCTGTTTTAAGGGTCACTGTGCGGTTGATGTCGCGCTCTAACTGCTGCATCATCATCACTATTAAATCAAGTTCGCGGTTGATTGTTTCTGCGCGGTAGTCGCCTGCTACCTGGAAGTCAGTGTTACGTGCTACTGGTACATCGCGCTCAATGGTGATTGTGTCGCCTGATGCCGCGCCTACTAATAAGGTTACATTGCCGCCACCTGCCGCATCAACTCCGCTTACCGTGTAGTCTGTGGTCAATGCTAGTGTGCTTGTTACACTGGTAGCTGCGACTGTTTGTTTTACAATTAAAACTGTCTGGTCAAAGATTGGGAATGTGTATGGGAATATCGTTTGTGATGCAGACGCGGTATACTGGTCGCGCGCGTCATCATCTGGTATAAGTATTTCAGCCATGTTTATTTGCTCCTTTGCGCGATCTTGCGCATTATACTATAAATTATAAGTAAATACAATGTGTTTACCTCGTTATCTTATCCGCAGCTTCTTTCTCTACATGGTCAAGTAGCCTGCGAATATAAAATAAATTTTGATATGGTAGCATCTTGCGTAAGGCATGCACGTCTGACTTGTTAATGTCTTGGGTAAATGCTGCGCGTGATGTTGTTGCAATGTTTTGTATAGTTCCTGCTGATGGTCCAAGTAATGCACCTGTTATATTGCGTGAAGCATAACGGCTCATCTGACCACCGCCTGTGATAGCCGACAAACCAATAGTTCCACCTGTTAGCTTCTCTGCCATATTATTCATTTCCATATATATACCAAGGAATCCAGATCTATCTATTGATTCGCCAAGCAATACCATAGGGTCATCTGTAAGCTCACGCCTTGCGACGTAGTTCTTAACTCCATAAGTTACGCTACCTAGTGCGAATGATAACATCAATCCGTTGTAAAATTTAACGTCATTCTGTTGTAATCCTAAAAGCAACATGCGTGAAGTCGCACCAAAAGCAAACGTCTTAAACTGTCCTATCTGTTTACCTGCTTCTGTACTCATCATCAATGGCTTGTCTGCTGCATCGGGTGTAACGATTGCAGTGTCCACATCCTTTAGTAAAGCATTGTTGAAAGCATCCGCTGCTTCTTTGTCATTCCATTTCTGTATATTGGCAAAGTTCATGCCGTCAGTCTCTCCATGCTTAGCAAACTGCTCTGCAATACGTTTTGACATAGCTTTATCAATACCAAGATTTGCAAGCCTTGTGCTTCCTCCCTTGGCTGCTGCTGCTATCATAGCATCCATAGTAACCAGTGAAGCATATGACTTCATAGCTGTGTTCCATGGTGCCATCAATGATACTATTCCGAACGTATCTGCTGATGCTCTTAACCCTCTCTCGAATAAGTTACCTCTAGCATAAGGATCACCAACTTCATATATTGATTTTGCTGTTGAGTTGAATACTAAATCCCAACCAACACCAGCTTTGCGCGCTTCCTTTATAGCCATCTTTGTTTTGTATGGATGACGAATCAATGCGCTTACTGCTCTGGCTGTATGTTTTAAACCATGCAGCATAACTGGTCTAGCCATATCAGGTATTGCAGAAGGTGTCATTGAACCTAGCATAGAAATAAAGTTAATGTTGCGCACCGCTTTACCAGTACGAACCCAAAAGCTTGCAGGATCTTGAGGAATACCATAGCGATTCAAGGTTATGTCCCTTAATGCCTGTAAGTCTCTAAGGTCTGCTTTCTCTAATTTATCAAGTGCTAATACTTCTTTGGTATCTGTTGCTTTTTCTTTTAGGTTTCTGTATTCATCTTTAATCTTAAACAACTGTTCTTCCATATCTATTGAACCGAACTTACGTTGCAACTCAATGCTTGGCGCGGCTGTGCGATTATAGAATCCTGATACTTCCTCAATATCTGTGTTGATCCACGGACGCAAATCATCGAACGGAATATCTAATGCACGCTCTTTGAATACTCCAATATCAGGCACTACTCCGCGTGGTGTAGTTCCGATTGAAGTTCCAAGGATATTGTCAATAGTTTCTTCTGCTGCATCGCGAATCTCTGCGTCACTTAGAGCCGATGCTTCATTTAATGGCTTAGCCCACTCTTGCTGCTTAGGCTGGTTGAAATCAATCTCTATTTGGAATTTCTTCTTACTTCCGTCTGCCATGGTTATTTCTGAATAGAAGTCATCCGCTGCATTGTTAAGCCTAGGTTTGCCAATGGAAGGGTCAATGCGACCATCACGATAAAACAAGCCATCCTTGGTAGCTATGCTTTCCTGCTTCCAGCGTCTAGCCATAACAACACCTTCCGATGCTTTCATGTCTAATAGCATAAAGCTATTTTCAGGGTTGCCGTATTTACCACTAATTTCAATATAAGATATGTTATCTGCTTCAAGTTGTTTTTTAAATTCTTCCCTTAGTGCTGCATTCTTCTTGTCTGCTATGGCGCGCTCTGGTGTTCCTAAAGCTGGCAGCTCTATTGCATCTGGATTCTCTGGTGACATTAAAACATAGTCATCTTCTGCAAGTGCTTTCTCTAATGTTTTAGGGTTAAGCATACGCTCTGCCATAGGGCTGGTTAAGCCTGTTTTAGCTTCTTTGCCAACTATAGGTGCATTAGAAAAAAGAACTCCTGCGCCGCTTGTGCGTGGTGCTATACCCCTGCCAACATATCCATGATAGAACTCATTGATAGCAAGCTCCATTGCATTAAGATTATCTATGCCTTCATTATCTGCAATGATGCGCTTCTTGGCTTCAATTACATGCGCTGGCAATCCATCTCTTGCATCAAGGATTTTAAGCTGGCTTAAGTCTAGTTGATTTCTAACATTGCCTAGCCCTGCTTCTTTAACCTCTTTGCCGAACTTAGGTTTGTTAACATAAAAGCTCATGCGTTTTTTGATAGGGCTGTCGGAAGGCAAGTTGTCCAGTCTCTTTAGTTCTTCACCTTTGATACCTGTGCCTGCAAAGTTAGTATCCAAAATATCTATATTGTCTCTTGAATAATTGATTGCAATCTCATCTGATGAAATACCTGTATTTGAATCTGATGGTGAATCTTTTTTTGCTGATGGTGTAAACTCAACCTTAGACTTAACTGGCTGATATGACTCCGCAACCTTTTGGCGCGCTGATTTTGCAGCCTTAAACTCTGCTTCAAACAACTTGTCGGATTTACGTTTCAAGCCTTCATTGTATTTCTTTTCACTGTCGCCAAAGTTCTTTTCTAAAACGCTTCTAAAATCTTTACGCTTAGCTATAATTTCTTCATGGTTGTATAAGCGAGTTAAGTAAGCTTTGTTCTCTGTCTGCTGGATACCTCTCTCTAATAGTCCAAGCTCTACTTCCTCATCAAGATATGGTTTGAAAAACTTCTCGTTCCAATGTTGTGCTGCTGCCTGTACTTCTGGTATGTCGTGCTTAACACCTTTATTGATAGCAACACCAACTGCTTCATTGAATTCCTTATATGACAACTTGCCGCCTGTACCTGCTACTGAATCCTTAACACCTAAAGCCGCTCTTGATATAACTCCTGATGAATCCTTTCCACGATATGCCATATAAAGTTCACGATTCTGCACGATAGCTTCGCCAAGCTGTGCTTCACGCGCCTTGATTCTAGTTGATACAGCTACTTCACTAGCAATACCTTGCTCGTTTTTCTTGGTTAATAAAGGCTGTTCAAAAAGCTCTTGTATAGTCCTGCGAGTTTCAACTGATGGTGATTGTGCCAAGCGAATCTTTGGAATCATCTTGCCTACTACTTTGGCTAGTCCAAGCGTGCCAACAAGTTCTTCCTGTGCTAATGTGGTTTTCTCTACACCAGCCGCACTTAATGACTTAGGCTCTATGCCTGCCACTTCTGCAATATCACTTGCAACCTTCTCTTGTATGTTTACCCTAGTTTTAGCAACCTTTCCTAGAAGCCCTCCTAACACTCCACCTAGCAATGCCCCTGCCGTGGTATTGATAATTGATTCCTGCGCTGTGCGTGTGTACTGTGTAGCCTGCAATGCTACCTCACTTGCGCCTACTGCAAGCCCACCGCCTGCTCCTATCCTTGCTGCATTACCCATGATGCTTCCAGCACGAACCGCATTTAATGCAGGTATCATCATAAATGGAATCATGACTGGATCTAAAACACCTGCCGCAATGCTTGATGCTGTGCCTATCCACCCACCCTGTTCGATGTTTTGTAAATCTTGTGTTTCCCTATCTAGTCTTTTAGTGAAAGCTTCAACGTCTGTTGGCTGCTCAAGTCCAACATATAATTCAGCCTTGCTACGGTAACGATCAGGAACATCATCCATCGGGTTGTATGTTTTACCATTCAACTCATTAAGTGTTGCTTGAGTATTCTCTACACTACGCAGCTCTTGCCCGAAGGTTGGTTGCTCTGTAACGTCTGCAATAGCCGAACCAATAGAGTTATGCCTGCGAAAAGCTGAGCTAATAACTTCGCTAGTTGGAATATCCTCTTGTGGTGCTGCATCTTGTAGTTTAAGACGTTCGCCTTTGACTTCACCAATGTCCATTAGTTACCTGCCAATATGCCACGCACATCAATGTTAGAAGTTGAACGTGGATTGAATTCTTTGCTCTTTCCTTGCACTAAAGCACGCTGCTTAGCTGATGCTGAATTGAATCTTTTCTCTGTTTCTTTCCTTGCTTTCTTGGCTTCATTGCTAGATGAGTAGTCAGGTGTAAAACGAACAACCTCTCCATTCTTATCCATGACTAGAATAGGATTTCCAAACTCATCATTGTGGTACATAACATAGCTTGGGCGACTTTCTCTTGCTGTTGTTGCATCTGAAATTATCTGCACATCTTTAATGCCATACTCTGATGCTTTAGAATCTAGCTGGTTTTGCATCCAATCTGATGCACTACCATCACCATAGATACGTTCAGGTGAATACTTCATCATACGCTTGTTGCCGCCTAACTCTGTAACACCCCAAGTTTTACCCAAGTCATCAAAGGCTAGTTGGCGTGCTTGGTCTGCATCTCGTGTGCGAGCAAAGTAGCTCTTGGTTAAGATATTAAACTCTGCTTCCATTTCATTTGGAACACTTGGCGAAGATGAAAAGAATCCTCCTGACCATTTATCATCTACATTGTCAAGCAAGAAGCTATTAGATTCCTCCCTGAAATCAGTGTTATTAAACTGTGAAGATAGTATATTCTTTTCTTCATCTGTTGTTTCATATACATTCTTTCTAGCTGTTAAGACAGCATCCTCTTTACCCATACCAGCATTGATAAGCTCTGATACCTGTAGTGAGAAAGCTCGCTCGTTTTGTGGTAGCCTAGCATAAGCCTGCGGTGCATCTTCACGCATACGGCTTGCGAAGTCTGCTGCTTGCGCTGCTTGCTCAAAGTCTTGGCTGGCTATATTGGTGCGAATGTATGCCGCTGCTGTTTGTGGAACGATACCTGTGCTTGCTGCAATATGTGTTGCTGTTTGCTGTGCTTCTGCTGAATCCATTGGGAATGTTCCAATAGTTTCTTTGAAGTATTTATCCACACCTCTTTGATTGTTCTTATCTTTATAATCTAATGGCTGACCTGAATCAATAGCTACTGAAACATCAATGATCGCCTTTTCACTACTTACTGCTCTAGCTGATATTGCATCTAGCTTAGCATATAACTGAGTGCGCTTAGATCCTGATATAACGCCCTCATCGAAAGCTACGTCTATTTCTTCCTTAGATGTCTTTCCACTATTTGTAGCTATCTCAAGATTTGATGCTTGCAATGATATTTCTTTTCTAGCCTGTGCGTCTGCTTCTGCATTGATTACTTTGTCTAATGTTTTAGAGCGTGAAAACTCTGATGCCATTGATCTTGATATTTTCCTGCGATCTGCTTCGTCTAATCCTACAAGCTGCCCATCTATGTTCTTTGTTTGCTTGGTAGCAAGAAACTCTTTTATGTATTCTGCGCCTGTATCATTCTTGATTGCTGCGCTAAGCCCGTGCATAGCCATTGCTTTTGATGTTTCAAAGTCAAACTTAGCAAGTAGCTTATCAACTTTAGCCGCGCTTAAATATCCAGTGCGGTTGGTGTCTGCGTTTTCAAGGTTAAACTCTTTTGCTAATTCAGGTGAAATGCTTTTTAGAACGTCAGTGTTTATTGCTTCCTTGTCAACATTGGATAGCAGACTGCGCTCAAGCATAGTGCGAAGCTGTGCTACCTTCTGTAATGATTGTGAAGGTGGAAGGTTCTCAATGTCATTTAAGGCTTCATCAAAGGTTGATTCTGCATAACTATGTATGGCTTCTACATTGTTGTCTTTAATCTTTTGAGTATGATTAGCTATTGCTTTCTGCTCATAAGACTGCGTCATACCGTTCAAACTTGCTTCTGCTAAGCCTGCATATTGTGGTGCAGCTTTGTAAACGTCCTTTAAAACGCCTTTCTTATAAGCGTCGAATGCACCCTTTAGCTGTTCTGGATCATCTTGGAACTGCTGTGAAATCTCTGCCATGCGTTCGCGTGCTTTGGTTTGTAGTGATAAGCCATAGGTTCTTTGTGCTGCATCATTAAAAGCTTTGCCTGATATTGTGCTTCCATCACGCATCTCAAACAATGGCGCGCCATTCTCATCTACCTTAACACCAGCCTGTGAGCCTTCTATGCGTGCTTGCTCTGTGTTTTTCTTTTGCTTATCGGCTTGAATCTTGTCGCCAATCTGTCCTATTGTATCTGCTAACTGTAACTTTGTATCAGCCCATGCCCCAATACCTTGAAACTGTTGTGATTCAATTTGACGTAGCTGGTTGCGCTGCTTCTGGAAGGTTGGTCTTTCAGCCATTGTAATTACCTTCCCCAAGGATTACAACCTGTGAATCATCAAACACCTGTATATCTGCCTTACCACTGCTTTTCCTAACCATCAAGGAATCATATCCCTGCTTCTTGGCTAAATCTACTTCATACTCATAACGCTTTTCATTACCAAAAACCTTGCCTTCGCGGATAGTTTTAGGATTTGAAGTGTAAGCATAGATGATATATGTCTTATCATTATGTTCAATTTGTGAGCATACACGATAAAATAAACGATCACCTTTACGTGTTAACCCAAAGAAATTTAAGATTGCTTCAAACATCATTTACCCCCTGCGTTACTCATAAGTCCAGCACCTCTGCTGGTATTAGAAGTCATACTGCTTAATATCGTACTGGTTGCCCTTGCTCTACCTGCTGATGCCGCTTGCTGTCCTGCTATGCGCCTGTCGTTTGCGCCTATGGCTGTATTATGACGAACTAAACTTAGTTGTCTAGTGGCTTCTGCCTTCGCCTGATCTTTGGCATTAGCTACCGAACCTTGTCCATCTAGTGCAATACCTGATGCTGCACCTGCTGCATTAACTGATGCTATTGTAGCCATTAACTGCTTTCTCTTATCAATAGAGTCCTGCTCGCCCTGTAACTCGACTGTTCTAGCTTGTTGGATTGCTATAGCTTCTTGAGCCTTTCCCTGTGCTTTCTGTGCCTGCGCGCTTGAGTATGCTGAGTAAGCTGATATTGCTAACATTGCGACTTGTATTGCCATAATATAACTCCTTAAACTGCGACTTTGTAGCTAATCGCTAAAATTGTTGCTGGCAATGGGGCATCATCACTAACTTCGACCTGTGCTTCATCTGTAAAGCCTAACATACCTTCAACTACTTTTTGCCCTGTGAAAGATGATGTTGATATGTCAAGCAGGCTATCGCCTAACTGTCTAAATGCAACCCTGTTTTGATTTACTTTTATTGATTTTGTGCTGTCTAATTGCAGTGTTACTTCCACCACACGTTTCTTTCTGCCTACCATTGTGCCATCTGGCAGCTGTTGTTCGATAGGCATTGTCTTGATTTGATAGTCGTCGCCTGATGCTTTATATGATAAACCAAACTCCACTGTTGTAGCTACACGCTCAATCGTCGCTGAGCCGCCTGAAACTAGAACTGGGGTAAGTACATTGCCATCTGCTAAAACCTTCACTGTCTCGCCATTAAGATGACTTAACCCTGTAAACGTGTCTGTTGGTGTACCGACTGTCTGAACTGATGAAGCATCTAGCGCATTGCTTGAATCAAAGTATTCAATGTGCCGTACGGTTGTACCATTTATGACGCGCTCTATAACAAAAAATATAGTATCAAGTTCAACACCAACTGACTTGATTAAGCCTTGGGTTTCAATCAAACTCCAACCAGTAACGTCTTGTGTGCGTAAGGTATTCATAATTGCTAGAGTGCCATCACTATTTACAACGAACAGATAATCTGCGTCCTCTGTGCTTGTTGATTTCCTGAATGCTGTATCAACTGGATTGACTAATAAATGTGATGCAAGTAATGATAATGACTCTGCATTGTAGCCTTGGTTAATATCGTTATATAAGAATTCACGAACTTGCCCACCTGTACGATTAAGGAAGATGGTTGCTCCATCCACATTATGAACTCTTAAACCTTGCTTAGAACCAAAGCTGGTTGTGCGCTTAATCTCAATACTGTTAGGTGTGATAGGGTTTACGCTTGGGACAAAGAACTCGTCTGATGAAGTAAATATCTGCAAGTGCCTACCTGAGAATACCTGATTGATTGATGCCACGCTATCTGTCTGTAGTGTAACCTGTATCGCTTCATCATCTAGGTTAGTTCCTAAGTCAAAATCAAAGAAGTCGTTTATGGTACTGAACCAAACTGTCTGCGGTAAATCCCTTGAGCCACCAATTACTAAGCGTCCTTTGTGGAACGTGCCGCTTCTTGGATAACCTCTTGTTGCGCTCCATGCGTTTTCATATCCAGATTCTATGCTCCATGATCCACTAGCTATGGCTGCTGTATCATAAAAAGGTATAACCATGTAAGCTTTTACTTTAGTAGAACTTACATATGCTACAATGCGTGCGCGCCCACCATTACCCTCTACATACTGTCCAATATGAGCTGTAGTGAATCCAGCCGAGCTTCTTGTCAAGTTTACTGTGCCAGTAACCGCAGACGGTGTAAGCGTTCCTCCTGGGTTAGCCGATGCTGGCACAAAGTTATACATTGGTGCATTTGTTATAGTCTTAACTGATAATGTCCATGCTGTGTGCGATGCTCCACGTTTCAATTCACGGATTCCATATTCTTCATGGAATATAAGCATTGAGTCGAACCCTTGAGTCCAGTTAATGCCTGCCATATCCGTTGATAAATAAGGCGAAGTGATTGTTGCTTGCAGTGCTTTACCAAGATAAACTAGAATCTTTAAGTCACAAAAAATAAGTTTATATGTTTGTGAATTACTAAAGATGAAATCAACACAGCGTGATTCTGATAAGCTGCCATCTGCTACAACTGTAGGTAAGGTATCAACATAATCAAAACCATATCTGCGCTTAGCTCCACCTTGAGGAATCAAGAATACATTACGTGCTTTCTCTAAGCCTTGGAAGTATTGCTTGATATCTGTACGACCTCTTAACAAAGGGTCTAGTTCACCTGATGTGAAAGAATTCTGTATAGTCTTTAAACGTGGCACTTAGAACCTCGCATCTACTAAGCTGAAATCAACAATCTGCTGTGGTGGGTTCTGTGCTGAATCTGCCCGACGTGCGCGACCTAGTGCGCCACCATTGCCATTCTCTGATGGTGTACCGTATGCCTTAGCATGATAGAAGTCCGCTGTGTTAGCTTGGTCTGTAACTGGCATTGCTAAAGCTGATGCAATAGCTAATACCATGAACTCTGAAAAGTATGCAGGAAATGCAGACTCACTTGGCTTATATGGATAGTCGATAACTAACTGGTTAGCGTCTGTGAAGATCTTATCCGCAAACACTTCATAACGCTTGAATGGTGTTGCTCCAACTCTAGTGCTATCGAATAATGCGAATGGTGCGCCAATACGATCTGTTGGTAGCTGGTAAGCATAAGTCCATTCATTGACTGGTGTGTCTGCTAACTGTGCAAGGGTAGCTTTCTTCATAGCAAAACGCCATGGATAAACTGACAACTCGCTTTCAAGTATAGATCCATATACTGAATCACATGCTGATGCAATGTCTGTTCCGTCTGTAAATGACTGGATAGGGTGTGCGCCTAGCCGTGTTAATGCTCTTGAGCATAGTTCAATGTCTGTTAGTGCCATATCTTAAATCCTTATACCAAAATTATTATTTCTTTATTTGCTGAATCAATACCTATGCCGCCACCAATACCGACCACTGTTTTAGTGGTGTATGGTTTTACTATAGATATGGCTGGTGATTGTCCACTAAACAACAATGCTCCAGCAAAAAGAGTTATATTCTTTGGCAGTATAACACTAATAGTGCCGCCTGTGTAGTCTATTGCGCCTGAAACAGTCTGGATAGTTCTGTCTGCACTTATGTTTATGTTAGCTGCCTGTCCATTATAGCTTAATGATTGTGATGTCATTGGTATGGTTGCTGATGCGTATATTGAAGGCGCATTACCTGCATGTGTAATTGAGCCAGATATTGTAATCACATCAACATTCAATGAAGATACAACTTGAGGTGCTTGTCCTGCGTATGACAACAAGCTAGACAAACAAGATATATCCTTGTTATCTGTAGCACTAATAGATGGAGTATAGCCTGTATATGTTATAAATCCTTGTGATGGTTTTATGTTAGCATTAGCTGTAGCATCTACTATAGCTGTGCTTCCACCGTATGATATTGCGCCTACTTGCGGATATATATATATATTATTTGTCACATCTACCGCTGATGTTTTACCTGTAAATGTATAGCTACCTGATACCAGTGATATATTTTGATAGTCAGATACATTGATTACTGAAAGCTTACCTGTAAATGATACTGCTCCACTTGGCGTTGATATTGTTTTATTATCTGATACTAGGGTGGTAGGTGAGCTTCCTATTAGTGATAAACTACCATTAGGAGGGTATATAGTCAGATTCTCGGTAAAAGATACCGATAAGACTAATCCAGCGAATACCAGTGAGCCAGCAATACAAGCAATAGTTTTATTGCCTGTAGCTTGCTGGCTAGGGTTAAACCCTCTAAATACTCCACTGCCTTGACTGGGGTCGCGCCCATACCATACACTCATTAGACTGGCACTATTATGTCAGTAATCACTACCTCACCTAATGGAACTGATGAATTTAATAAGTCTGCTACTAACACACAATCTGATGATGTTGATACCTGTACAGAAACCGAACCTGTGCCGCCTGATGTTACATCATTGCCTATTGAGTTTGCTGTGCCTGTTGCAAAGTCTGTTGCAAGAAAAGCTAGAACCTTGACACCATCTGGTATTGCTGTGCCACCTGAATCTTGTAGTGTTGCGTTTACATGCTTTGGTGGAGGTGCTACAACTGGTGATGGTGCTTGACCTGTATATCCTATTGCTCCAGATACTAGGTTTACCGTAACTCCTGCCGACTCATTAAAGTCTACGTTGGATATTTTGTATTGATATAGTGCTGCCCCCTTACCCCTAGGCGCGGTGTCCATAGCTTGAAAGGTGGATACTCCGCCTGCAAGCGAGTCAGGACCAATTGACATATCTAGCGCGCCGCTTGATTCAACTAGAGTTGTTCTACCTGCATCTGAATACCAATCTAATTGAGCTGTGTCTGCCGCTGGATCATAAGTTAACGTAAAATAAGCTAGTGTTCCTGATGTTAGACCTTGTCCAAAGGTGTATCTTGTGCCATCTATTAAATTGCCAAACTTTATATAGCCTGGTCCGAACTCTGAATATGTGCCTTCTGTACCATTCTTTGAGCCATCAATGCCGCCTACATCTGATATAGCGCTGCCTATATAATATCTGGCATTGGCGTTATCTGTTGTCATCAATACATCAAAGGTTATAACCTGATTAGCTGTTGCGTTAGTATCATAGAAACCAGAAGTGCCACCCTCAAAGATTGCTGAAATGTCTTTGTATAGATGAAAGCTATCCACATCGCCATCACCTGTATAGTCTGCCGTGGTGTTTGGTGTGTATGTTGCCGTGGTTGGTCCAGTATTTGACGTTAGTGTAAAATTACCGCCTGCTGGATCTAGGTTTTCAATAGCCATTATAAGCTATTCCATGATGTTACCGCTTCCTGAAATGTTGGTTGTATAGGTGATTCTAGTTCACAATCCTCACACTCCACCCAAAAACCAGTAGGGTGCGTGCCATGAATAGCACACACCGCAATTTGATTCTGATGAAGCTTTAAGTCTGTGCTACCACACACTGGACAAGCTTTCATGATTAGCTGCTCTGGAAGTAACCGCCAACTGGTAACTGTAATGTCAGTACGTTGGTATCAGTCACGGTAATGTCCGCAGGTGCGTTATCCATCAAGCAATGAGCTATGATAGGCTTAGCTACTGGTGCTGCTACTGTATCATCATACAATACTGCGTAGCGTGCTATAATAGAGCCGCCTGCTGCTGTCCATGCTGGATCCGCACTGTCAAAGGTTACTGTTCCTGCGCTGTTAACCCAAGTTACCGCTGATAGAGCTACTCCGCCTGTTGTGTAACCGAAAGCGTTTGCATGTTCGTTTGTGGCTGCGCCGAAAGCGTCAACCGATGTTGTTGCTACGTTTGAGGTTGATAAAAATAATGCGACTTTAAATGCGTCATTATCCAAATCAATCGTACCATCACCTATATATTCTTTTGCATTGTCATGTAGTACCCAAGCATCTGCCGCCATTTTATATCTCCTTAAAAAATGTTGTAAAAATAATCGTATGTTTGTGAAGCCCTGTTTGTCCAAGCTGTAGGATAAGCTGAATCCCCACTTACATATCGAAATGTATTGGTTGTTGTGTTGTTTTCCATTAGATACCATGCACCAATAATATCAGTGTATCCAAAGTATTGTGTTGCTCCTGACGTGTCCATGTCAGTAACTTTATATCTATCTAAGTGAGCGTTGTCTTTGTAAACCTCCACGCCGTTCATATCCACAAGTGTACAGAGCTGTGTATCCTCATCGGCTGAAAACTTACGAAAGCTCATTAGCTAAAGTCGTTGCCTTGAACTGCGTCTGCGATATCTTCTAGCGCACGATAAAGTTCACTGCGTGTGATTAGTGAAGCATCATAGGTAACTTCAACCGCTGCTGTGATTGCGCCGCCTACTGCTTTTGTTATTCCTGTTGAGCCAAAATGTTTTTCATCACCTTGGTCGAATGATAGTTTTGTGGTTGCCATGTTATATCCTTTTGTTTATATTAAAAAAAGAAGGCGACCGAAGCCGCCCTCTCTGTTGTTATAACCCTTAGTCTGTATCTACTGGGGTTTGTGCTACGATAATGTTTAGATTATCTGAAACGTCTACTACGCCACTAGCGTTAGACAATACTGCGTGCAATGAGTAACCGCTTACTACTTCTGGGCTTGCGCCAATAGCTGCTACTTGAATTACACTGATTAAGTCACCTACTGAAACGATGTCAGAAACATCATTAAAGTAACCGCTTGTATCCACGGTTGCTGCTGCATCTGCTGTTTTATAAGCGAATGCTTGTGGTGCTGAACCGCGTGAAGATTGTCCACCGATAGGAGTAAGATTTGCTTTCAAGAATGCCATATACTTATATCTCCTTATGCTTCGGTTGTGCTGATTTCAACAATACCAAGTGCATCAATGTCGACTGCGCCTGCTTTGAATAAACCATTACATAACCATGAAGTTTTTTCTGGAACATAATTCACTTCAGTACGGAAGTCGATACCAACTGCCAAACCAATAGATGATTTATGATATGCGAATGAAGTACGAACTGCGCCTGCTTTAGTCAGACCACCTTCATCACGCGTTTCGATTACACACCATTTAAAGCCAACGAATGTATTCAACTCACCATTCACAAGTGCTTTCACACTGTTATAGTCAGATGATGTTGCTTCTGTAGTGCCTAACATGGCTTCTAAGCCTGTTGCTGATACAACCATAGTGCGGTCATCCATTGGCACACCCTGGTCATCTAGCAAGCGTTTTGCGCGACGAACTTTAGCTGTGTTCATGTCTGTACCTGCACCACCGATGGATGTAGCTACTGTTAGAGTAGATGATGCTGCCAATAGAGCATCAAGGATAAGTTGATCTTCACGACGACCGATAGCGCCTGCAATAACTTGTGCGAGTTCGCGTTTCTCGTCAAAGTTAACTTCTGCTTGATCGAATAGATCTGTGTATTCTGCTGCGTTCCAATCTTCTAGCGTTGCTGTCTGATTTGAATGTTGAACATTCATAGGAATCACGTCAGTTTGTGGCAAGCGTTTAGTCGCTAAGCCTTTTCCCAATTTAGGAAAACGATGAGTACCACCAACAACTCCCGAACGTACACGTGCTGTTTCACGTAGTTTACCCTTACCTTGATAAGAGTGTTTGACTTCTGCATCAAACTCGGCAATCGAAGCGGCTGATAATGTCTTGGACATATCTGTCTCCAATTTATAAAAATAACCAATCGTTTATAGATAAGCCACTTTGATAAATAGGAGTCCTGTTAAGGATAAGTCCAATCATCGTGGGTCTTTTAGTGATTGTGTGCCTTATATGCCACCTAAGCATCCATACAAGTGCAAAGGCATACTACTATATGTTGTGGTTTATTACAATAGGGGTACGATGTATTGTCCCAATATGTCGGTAGATATAGATAAGTACCTACATAAAGATGGGGCTTATCACCCCTGAATAACGTACAGCTATGCGTCCATAGCCTTCATGCGTAAATCCGCAATACTCCTTAGCCGTCAATCTAATTTATAAATGATTATGCCACCAACTACTATGACTGTAGTAATAAGGGTACAGATAGCTAGGAATATATCAACCGATACATTCACTAGCGTATCCATAAGCCCATTACTGACTATTAAAGGTACTAAAGGCATTAGACCTTATACGTCTTAATCACGCCACCAGTACAAGCATCGCGCTTCATAGCTATCTTGATTGCTTCCTTGGCACTCTTACCTAGATCCATAGCTGTTAAAGCATGAAGCATACCAGAGCCAATAGCATATGGTGTGCGCTTGCTTACTGGAGTCTCAATCTTCTTGCCTTCCATGAAACAACATACTGTCACCTTACCTTTGTTGATAATCATAGCTTGAACATCTAGATCTTCGAACACATCATCTTTAATGTATTGTTCAATGAATGCTTCACGGTCTGCCACTAAACCAGCAACAAAGAACTTAATACCATTCCTCTCTGTCATCTTCTCACAATTATCGCTTATGATTAGATTGTCTGCCGTACTTCTACCATCACATGCTACTACTCCGTCTTTGTGGCAAATTGTAGTCATATATTACACTCCTAGTCCTCTAGGGGAACTTCCTGCTGGGTCAGTACCAAAGATCCTGCGACCTTGTTCCTGTACCTTCTTACGATAATCAGGATCAGTAGCATAACGCTCTGAACCCACTTCTTTGTAGAACTCATTAGCACTCATACTTCCATCGTCTGTACTAATCTGTGTTGGAATGTCACTGGTGCGAGTATAATGGATACGAATCTTATTCAAAGCTTTTATTCCCTCGGCTGTTGTACCCAGGTCATTCATAGCTTCACGCTCTGATTCTGAAAGCAATCCTATGTTCTGTAGGTTGTCTGCCCACTTCACCACGCCTTCAATCACTGAATCTGCACGATCACCTAGCTTAGCTTTCTCTGCTTCTGCATCGAATGGGTTAGGTGTGTTTTCTGCTAATACTCCAACCATGTCGCTCATAAAGCCTTCGTAAGCTTCTTTGCTTAGTCCATGCTTCAATGCTATCTCACGCGATGCTTCAACGATAACATCACCCTCGAAGTCCATACCTTCTGGTGCTTGTAGTTCATACTCTGATGCTTCTGCTGGTACATTGCCTAGCTTTTGTCTTGCTTGCTTTTCGAAGTCCGCTTGGCTTTTCGCGAGTGCCTCAAGCCGTGGTTGGTTCGTGTCTGCGTCCCAGAACGCTTCTTTAAGGAATTCAGGTCTTTCGGTAGATTGAACGTCTTGTCCATCTCCTTGAGTGTCTGGTGAGCTTTCTCCGCTATCACTATTATCATTAACACTAGACCCATCCATAAGGCTATTGCTTCCAGCATCCTCGACTCCTGTTGCTTCTACGTTCTCGACTTCATCACTCATTTATACACTCCTTTTTCGGCTCGCGCCATTCGTCCTTCTATATATGCTATCAATGCTAATTGTCCTTCACGACTGAATCCTTGTGCTATACCATTCAATAAACCTAGGCTTGCATCGAATCCTGACTGATTTGCAACATCTTTTAAATGAGTCAAGGCTTTCTTGCCTGCTCTTGATGTGAAGCATGAGTATATAACGGAATCCATAACCATCATGTCATCCAATATCTCATCGCTAAATTGTGACGTATCAGGCTTATTAAATAGCCCTGCATCAAACTTATCCATGGTTTATCCTCCTTGTGGTGGTTGTCCTTGCTGTGCTGCTTGCATCTGTTGAGCTGCTGCTTGTTGCATCATTTCCCTGTCTGCCTTGTTGCGGATAAGCTCAACTGGTACTCCAAGCTTCTCTGCTAAGTATTCAGGAATATCTTCAACACTTGCGCCCATCATTAACACTTCTTGTCCTACTGTGCCAAGCATGATCTCTAACCAACGAACTACACGATCAACGTCTGCTAGGTTCTGCTCTTGTGCTAATGGTGAAGTAACACCAATCTCTACTGACTTACCATCTACTTCGATATGCTCAGCAATGATCTCAGCTTTCTCCATTACTTCTAATGTACGTCTAACCATAGGAGTAACGAACTCACTCATCAATCTGCCGAATGGTGCGCCAATACTACGTGATAGCTCTTTCACACGCTCTACAATCTCTGTAGCTGATCGAACTGCTCCTGCTTGTGGTGGTAAAGCTTCATCGAATAAGCATTGCTTAATAGATGTTACAAGTTTATCACGCTCTAATTCAGCAACATTAAAGTCACCTGACCGTGGAATAGGTGCAATAGCTGGTCCATTAGGTCCTGCTGTACGGCTTACTGGTATGAATGTACCCGGTGATATAACTAAAGTGTTTGGATTAACTACACCATCATCTGCAACCATGTATGCGCCTGCAATAGCCAATGAAGCATTTTGTAATACCATCTTGGTCAATGCGTTCAATGTCTTGATGTCAGGTAATGCTTGTACTAATGGTCCGCGACCAAAGACTTCACCTGCTACCTTAGTCCAACGTGGTACGATAATAGGTGGCTCAAGACTCGTACGCTCAACCAGACGCGCTTTATCTTTCATATACATGATCTCATAACGCCAGATATCTTCCTCTGCGTCATAGTATGAACACTCAACAAGCTCGACTTCTGGATCACGCTTCTGTTGTTGCATCATCTTAACAAGTGATTCAGGCATCTTGGCATCGCGCCATGTTTGCATGATATGTCTTACTTTAAGCTTGTGTGTGCGGTATACACCCTCCACTGTGCCATGTGCGCCTTCCTCAATACTAATCTGGCTGATAGGTATAGAAGTAAAAGAAACTGGCATTCTGTCAGTCCCACCTTGGATTAACATAGCTCCAGTACCCGATGCCAAGTCCAATAGCATTTCATTCACTGCGCTATCAAAGTTTGACTGGCTAATGGTTGCATATAGCTTATCGCTTATCTCATCAAGTATCTCACGTGCTTGATCTTCTAGTTCCTCTGGTATGTCATTACCAACTGTTAGGTTTACCCAACGCTGGAATGGTGGCATCATGTCAGATTGAATACGATTAGCAAAGGCTACCGTTGATTTGATAGCCGTTGAGTCGTAGATCTTCTGTGATTTGTATTCACCTTGAGTACGGCGATACATGGTGTTGCGCTGTGGCATTGCATAATCATATACGTCATTTAATAATGAACGCCATTGCTCTGATACACCTTGTGCTTTCTTGTAGCGTGCCTGTAGTAGTTCGACTGATACTTGTGCCATTACCCTAATTTATCTCCTTGTCCGCCAAGAAAGCCTTTAAATCCATTTGATAATAAGCTTCTTAATCCTGATGAACCATTGCGCGCCCTTCTCGATGCAGCATTCTTGCGAGCTTCCTGTTGCTTAATGTCTTGCATCTCTGCTTTCTGTTCTCTTTCTCTGCGATCATTACCAGCCCTCAAAGCATCTTGTCCACTTGTATCAGGTTTCTTTGGACCTAGAATGTCTGTTGTTCCCTGACGTTGAGCCTTTAACATAGGCTTGGCTATTGCGCCTGCTACCTTACTCATCCTAGTTTATCCTTTAGCTGCTTGCCTGTACCTTCAAAAGCACGCTTACGCTTTATGTCACCAAGAAGGCTTGTTTGCTTATCTTGTTTAGCAACATCTTTAGCTTCATAAGGCTTTCTTGTTGTGATCGGTTTTGTTTGTTCTACTGACTTATTTGGCTTCTTAATAATACTCTTACTTATAATAGACGCAAATCCACCACCGCTTCCGCTCAAGCCACCCATTACCCTAACTTTCCTTTTGTAACTTTCTTCTTATCATCCTCAACACCTGTAAATCCACTTGTTAATAAAGAGCGTTGACCTGCTGATCCGCTCCTAGCCTTGCGTGCTGATGCTGATTTACGTGCTTCTGACTGCTTAACCTGCTGACGCTCTGCCTTTTGTTCGCGTTCACGCCTGTTGTTCTCTGCTTCTTGACGTGCTGCTGCCCCACCATCACCGCGACCGCCACCAAATAATCCACCCATAATACTAAAACTCCTTAAATTTCTGTTGCTCCCTCTCTAATAAGTGCATTATATAGTTGATATGGGGTAAACACAAGACGGTTACGCATACCAATCTTGCTTAAAGTAGCTGAAACACACGTAAACCACATGCGATAGAACATGCTTATGACTGGCTTATGTACATAAACTACAACTTTATGCTCGCTTAAAGACAAAAAAGCTGCATATTCATCCAAACTCATCGGTTCGAAGCGAATGTCGTCACGGTATCCGAAGTAATTCATGATAAGAATACCACCTTCACACTCTCTAAAGCAGAAGCAATGCTCGAATCCTTTCTTTAATATAGGTGATAAGAAGTGCGTGTCACTACCACAAAAGGCTACACCCCATAAATGAAGGTCGTCTGCATAGTATTCATTCATAGATACTTTCCTTTATTCTCATACCATACTGATACAACCTTATGTGCTTCCTCTACTGTTAGCATATCGAACGGAACTCCATTCATCATGCCACCCTTATCCTCTGGTGTATCATCTGCCGCTAGTTTACGAACTAACTCACGTCCTACGGTCTCCCACCATAGTCTAGCGCGCTCGTAGCCTTCCTCTAGTGTTAAGCCATTTGGAAAAACTTGTACTTTCATGCTCCCAACTCCCTGATCTTTTGAATAAAATCGAATGCGTGTCCTTCTTTACATTTCTGGCATAGCTCACCTATCCAGTTTACATGAGCTTTAGTGTGACATTGTGGGCATATTGCAAGTATCTTCATTCTTCTACCTCCGATTCAGGCACGTATGCAAACCAATTCATGCCATAAGCTTCAATGTGCAGTCTTACCATTGGTGTTCCAGATTCCAGAATGAAGTTACCATCCATATCATGCTGAAAGCCAACGCCTGATAAGCGCACTTTCTTATCTGTTCCTTTGATTGTTACCATATCATCAATGTTTAGAGACAATGTTAAATCCTCCACACTTAGGACAACGCAAGCAAACTACACGCTTATGAGCTTCCTGCGCCCTCACCACGCCTAGATGGTCGATCATGGCTACCTTACTCATTACCATGAACCTTTGTGACTGGTATGCTGTGTGCTTCCTTACATAGAATCCATCTGGTGCTACGTCGAACTCGTCATCTTGGTATTCACACTTATCGCATCTCATATCTTACCTACCAAAATCAATAGTGCCACAACCCATATCCAAGCTACAAACAGTTTCATTGTGAACGTAGCAATCTCTATGGCAATAAAGCTGAATACATCTATGAATGTTTTCATGTCAGACTCCTATGCCGATAGCTTAGACTTAAAAACCTGCAATGTCAAAGTCTATTTTACCTTGTATAACTGCACGCTGTTCTGATGGTGCTGCCACTGGATAAGCAAAGGTCAATGCTAGTGCATCTCCTCCATCTGGTGATCTGAGTCCACGCTTCACCATAGCTTCTTTACCTTCAAGCTTAAGACGACCTGCTGAATCATATTCATAAGTCGGACTGATAAGATCAGCATGTAACTCATTGCTATCAGGAATACTACATTCTCCTTCCTTGAGCCATTTACTAAGCTCGCCCCACATTTCAGCACGTTTATTTGTGTATCTGTCCAGCTTAAGAGCTTTCTCACCAAAGTTAACAGCGATGACACGCCCTCTATAACCAAGTTCAATAAGCCTATCAAATACGCCAGCACCTAGTCCCCCTATATCAATGAACATCTTATCCACTGCTTCATACTTCAATATGTTAGCACATATGCCTGCGACTGCCATTGTGTCTTTCTTGCTATGGTATTCAATGTTAAACGCTTTACGTCCATTGCGCCTTACTATACTCGTCCTATCCTTACCAAACCTAGCTGGATCTACACCCACTACATATGCTGCCCTCTGCTTAGGTACAACACAACCCCTAGCGGCTGTTACTTCTTGTGGTGATATTAAGCTATCCTCACCTGATGTTTGAAATGCTTCGGCTGATGTGGCTGGATACTCTTGACGGAACTTCCACACTCCATCGCTACCATCTGTTTGGAAGTCAGCAATCTTAAGCCTACGCCAATACATCTGCTCATCTGTTAGTTTGTATGCCGCCTGATAAGAAAGTTCGTCAGCGTCCATTGTAAAGTCTTGTGGTACTATTTTAACGTACTCATCCTGCCAATACCATGGAATAAAGATAGCCTGATAGTCTGATTGACCTGCTTCTGCTAACTGCCAGTATTGATGAAACATGTTACCAATGCCATTAGCTGTGCTTTCTAATATAATCTCTGTACCTGCGGTATCTGGTATAGTTTGCATTACACCAGTCACCAAGTCTTTAGTGTTCGTCCAGAATCCTACTTCTGAGCCGTGTAGTAGCTGAATAGTGTCCGAACGACCTACATCCCCTGACCCTGCTGTACCTAGTGCATAGCCTGAATCAAGCTTATCGAATACTAACTCTTTCCTGTTCGTGGTACTTGTGCTTGGTTTTAATAGTATTGGGCAATGCTCATGGTATCTCTTAACCATTTTGAATAGGTTATCAGTAGCATCACTCATATGAGCAAGGATAAACGTCTTGTAGCCTGTCCTGTGCGTTGTTAGCCAATAGAATCTACCACCTACATATGTTGAACAACCTTGTTGACGACCTTTGAGGATCAATGCACGAACCAAGCCACGCTCTTTCTTCTGCTTCTCTATGGCATTATGTAGGTATTGTTGTGCTTTGTTTAATGTAAAACGCTGAACATCACCATCTTTAGTTCTGATAGTGAGTGCTTTGCTGGCATAGTATTGGAAGTCATCACGCAGTGCGCGGAAGATCCTAGTCTCATCCTCGTTCATTCGTCGTCCAATAGTTCTTGTAGTCTTTCTTCGTGCGTTTTCTCTGTTACCGTGGTATCTAGCTTACCTGCTGTTAGCTTAGGTGCAAAGTATGGTGACAAGTCTCTAAGTAATTGTGCTTCAAACTTATCGTCCCCCTCTGCTCTAGCTTTAACTGCTAGTCTTGCCAGTCCCTCTATTGGATCGCAATTCATATCCCTTAACATATCTTGTATGTTCTTTGTTGCTTTGTTAGGAGTACCCTTAGCTCTGCCGCCGCGTCTTTCACCTTTTGCCGCGCCATGCTTACTACTTTTTACTACCTTAGTAACTTTAGAATCGCTCATAGTTTTGGCATTATACTCGTTTATCTTTATATATCAAGTGCTTATCGTTCTTCAAGTGCTTTTATCCTATCCATTAGCTCTATCTGCATCTCAATCATTGCATCTGCCAAGTCATTATGCTTTGCTTGCATGTTCTCCATAACATCACATATACCATTCACTGATTCAACTAATGCCTTGATAGCTTCTGCGCTACTCTTAACCGTCTTGGTCATGACTTACCTCCACTTCCCTGATACCTCTACATGTAGCGCACTTACACTTACTCGCTTTTGCAGACTCTATTGGAATAAACTGCTCTCTCTTGTGACACCATATGAAATTACTCTGCTTCATAGATAGCCCCTGTTCCGTCACATTCTTCACACTCACCATCTAACTCACCGCGACCATGGCAAACATAGCAATGGCTACCATCAGTCATGCCTTCGCCTGATCCACCGCAATTACTGCAATAGTTAGTTCCATGCCCTGTTCCATCACACTCGTCGCATAAAGTATGGATACTATCTAAATACTCCTCGTATTTATTCTGTACATATGCAGTTATGTGAGCGTAGCTTTCTCCTTGTGTGTGCTGGCTGTGCATCATTGACTTAAATACAAACATAAGTTCTTCTTGCCCTGACTCTGTTTCGATCCAATCATCAAATTCAATCATGACTTAACCTCCGTTTCGTCCCAGTACTTGAATGTCTCACTGTTGCGCCATTCTGCATACATGAATTTCACAACCTCAAAGTCAAAGTCATTTAAGCCTTTAGCTTGGCAAGCTGAGTCATACGCTCTGTCTAACTGTTCACGACTGCGCGACCTTAGTATTGCATTAGCATAAAATTTTAACATATTAACCTCCTACGGTTGCGCTATATTGCCAGTGGATATAACTCGTGTCAATCTTTTTTATCGTTCAACCATACATCTTTATTCTCTAACGGCTTACAAAAGTATTCAATGAAGTTTGCAGCCTTTGACAGCTTCTTAAATGTATAAACATATCCATCTAATACTACCCTATACACCTTCATGCCGTTTCTTCTACTATACATAACGTCTGCATACCAACGATGTTTCATTTTGAACCTCCACTTAAAGTAGTTTGGCGACTCATTTCAGCGCGCGCACTTGCTCTACCACTGATATAAGTTTTCTTCATCATATAAATGATCTCTTGCTCTAGTGTTCTACCATGATATTGTGCTAGTGCTTCATACCAATTAAACATATCTTCATTTATTTTGATTGCTGGAATAACTCCAAACCCTGCTTCTGGTGCATCTTCTTTCTCTACTGGTTTATATTTATCTCCAAACTCGGCGTTATGTGCCGCTTGCAATGGTGTCTCCTGAACCTCTGGCTCTTTGTTTGCAAGTGATACAAGTTGACCAACTGCTTCTGCAATGCTGCTCATGCCACCTTTAAGATCTTCTAAATCCTTATCTAAGTCTTTAATAGTTCTCTTGCCTGCCATTACATATCCTCCTCAAACAATCTTTCGTCCTTTAAGCATTCATACTGATGATCGAACCCTGCTTCACACGCATCACATACACGCTGGAAAGGTTCATCTTCGCTAACTAAAAACTCTGCATCGCAATTATCACAATATCCGAATTCAGCCATCTCGATTCTCCTGTTCAATCTCTTGTGGTAGTTTCTCTAATCTTGTTCCGCACTCTGAACAATGAGCAAGCAAACCAAACTTACTATTCTTCAAGTGTGTTGCTACCTTCTTTACACATAAATTACAATACTTATTCCCTGATGCTAAACTATTCCTCATAATCAACTCCTTTTACATAATCTTTTTCTAGCTTATCAATCCTATCTTCTGTTCTGTATCTTTCCAAACCACACTGCCAGCATACACCGTCTTTCTCATGATCTATGTCTGCGCCACAAAATCTACATACCTTGGTAAAGTCTGTCAAACATTTTTTACACATATAACTATCCTCTTTGGCAAGCTTCCAAAATGCTGTGCCACACTGAATACAACCATAAACAAGGTAAACACCCTTCCACTTATCTTGTACCTTTTGCTCTAACATGACTCACTAATAAGTTAAGATCTTTATGTAGCTTGGCATTATCCTCTTGTAACTTATGATTCAGTGAAATCAATTCGTTAATCATACTGCTTGCCTTGTCCAGTAAATCATCACGCGCCTTAATCATCTGACGCTGTGAGTCTAACTCAAGTAATGCTGATTTGATATTGAATGACTCGTCCATTTTATACTCCTTTCTTATATCTTTATAAGCCTGCATAATATCTGTACTACCTTCGTAAACGTCAACAAGATTCGTATATAAAACATCTTTATTGTACATCTTACCACTCCTTATGGCTTCTATAATAAGCTGCCCTATACTCTCTATTTAACTTGCGTGCTGCTACACGTTTACATTCTGCCAACAACTTAACAAGATAGTGTTCATAATCGTTATCATCTAAGTTGTTATATTCTGCTGGTTCTATAAGGAAATCATACATATCTAACTCCTATATAGTTATCATAGAACTAGTCATTATCTTTGTCAAGCAATTCTTTTGCAAGATATTTTGCAGCCTTATTCTCATCCTTGAAATGAACAAACAGATCGGCGTCCTCACGACTTACATATCCATACTTGATAAGGTGATCAATGAACTCAATGAATGGTTTAAAGAACTGTCCATTTTCAGGCTCAAACAATACCACTGGAACTTTCTGCATTCTTCCAGTCTGGATAAGTGTTAACACCTCGAACAACTCATCGAATGTTCCTAGTCCTCCATTGGTTACAACAACCGCTTCACATCCCCTGATAAAGAATAGCTTACGTGGAAAGAAGTAGTTACACATAACTGCCCTGGAACTTTTTGCCATTATCTTATTCAATCCCTGCTCATTGGGTAGATTGATACCAATAGCATAAGAGTTTCTTTCTCCTGCTCCTGCATTAGCTGCAAGCATCTGTCCTGGTCCACCACCTGTAACTGTAACCATACCTTTGCTACCAAGTAATGATGATAGTCTAGCGGTGCGCTCGAATACCAGATCTCCAACGTTTGTTCTAGCTGATCCAAACACTACGACTCTAGGGCGTTTACTGAACTTAAACAACCATAAGCATTTGATCATATCCTGTAAAGTTTTTAGTAATAGTTTCATTTTAATCTCCTGTAAAGAAGCCCACCGCGCGAGAGTAGGAGGAAGGTAAGCGCGGCAGGCTAACTGTTAAAACGGATCTGCTGTACTTTGCCCGTCATCGTCGGCGAATGGATCGCCTTTAAGCCCTGCTTGAGTCTGTCCAACCTTAGCTTGTTTCTCTGTCACTGACAAGCCCATATATTTTTGACCCTGCTGGCTTTCGTTTAACCATGCGTTAATCCAGAACTCTACACCATCGACCACAATACTTCCAGTGTAATCCGCATCTTGCTTGCCTTCACGCTTCTTTAGGTTTTTGAATAATGCGCCTTTATTATTGTTATCGTATGCCATTACAATGCTCCTTTACTCTGTTCATCGTTAGGGTGTTTCTTAAGGTGTCTCGCAATCCTTCTTGCCTTATTCTTTAACCAGCGTTCCTGAATGTTATATGATAACTTGCTGTTTCTTTTACTTCTGCTTCTGTCTAGCTTAGCCATCTTGACCTCCTAGTGCTTCAAGTTTTATGTTGTAATCCTCACGTACATATTCTTTTACTTCATCCTCTAATCTGTCAAACGTGCGGTTCAGTGTAGCGACTGACTTCGCGCTGTCAAGGTATTCTAACGCACGCTTAGCACTAAACTCGAGCTTGTTGTTATCCATCTTGTTAAAGTCATCTGACTCCACATCACTATGAACACCTAACTCACTAAGCTTAGCAAGCTTTAGTATCACACGATCTTTGCCGCGTTTCTCTGCCATGGCGAAAGGGTATGCGTTTTTATTGTTGTTGCTGCTTACCTCACCAAAGCTCCATTCTGATCCTCCTTTAGATAAAAAACCAGAAACCAATAGTACAACCTCATTGCCATCATTGCGAATTATTTCAGGTTTGCCAAACTGTATCTCTAACTCTGATGCAATCTTTTCACAAGCAGCATGGGTAAATACTGTAGTGCCATGGCAATTCCAAACACTGTCTTTATCCAGCCCAAACCGCTTGGCTATCTTTCTCATCTCGTCTATGTTACTCATATTTACTTGTCCTCCATGCCGCTTCCATATCATCCCATATCATTTTTTCTGTTACACCTTTGTTATATACACCAAGAAATCTGCATTCATCACTTTCTAAAAGGCTTCTGGCTACAAGACCATGGCTGCGTACCACCTTCATGTAGTCAATGTAATCGAATACCGCCATTGGATATTCTGACTCATTTATCTTTTGGATTGTCTCATTCAAATTCATCATAGTCGCCTACAATAATTCCAGCACCTAAACAATGGCTACAAACATATCCATCAACAAAGCCTTCGCCTTCACAATGCTCACAATGCAGATCAGGTAAATCATCTTCTAGGTTTAAGTTTCGTTCAAGTTCCATGTTGTCCTCCGTATTGGTCAAGTGTAATTAACTCGCTTCCGTTGTCAAGAAAAACTTTGCCACCTCCCTTGATGAATGAATATGCCTGCACCATCTTGTCCGTCACTGTGTCTTTAAGGTATCCACATTCAAACTTGACAACCTTATCGCCAACCATGAGTACCAAACCATCGTCCTGTGCTTGCGATAGCTTAGAAACGATTTGTGCTGTCGGATCTTGGTATGCTATCTTTTGCTGTGTTGCTGCTTGTCCATCGTCAATTTCATCTTCCCACCTGTCTTGGTTTATGTACGTGGCAGGGTTAGGAATAAATCCATCTTTCCATGAAGCGTCTGATGACAACCTCTTGGCTACATCTTCTAAAATTTTATCAGCCATATTGTCTAGCTTACGAAGTCTCCATTTTTGTTGCACAACCTTCTTGCCTTTCTTGACTGGATATAGTTCCCAAAATTCGTTAAATCGTGCGACGCTAGTCGTACAAGGTTTTTCTTTTTTTAGTTTTTCTTTTTTATGGTTAGTGGTTAGTGGTTTATGGTTAGTGGTTAGCATTGCGTTCGCATCGTTTTTTAATGCGTTCGCATTGCGTTCGCATCCCCACCTCTTGTTAGCCGAACTCCTTGCTTTCATTGACTTTTCTCTATATTCACCCAATGCTTTTTCAATAGCACGGTGCAAAAGTCTGTTTCTATTGCGATAAAAGTAACGTTCGGTTAGGTAAGAAACGCAATCCTTCTCGTCATCGGTTCTGATGCAAAGCTCTCTATATAATTTACTCTCATCTGCTGGCAATCCATTCTCATCGTGATAGTATTTTATAATCATGTTTATGTATATACCATGCTCAAGAAAGCTAAGCTGTTTTGTATCACTAAGGTAATCACCTATGTTAAGTCTAAAGTATTTCAATGTATCCTCCTATGCCAACGCATCGAATACTAATGCGAACGCATAAAGCAAGTCAAGTTTTTTCTTGACAATGTTTTTCGTTGTACTATTATATCGATATCAGGAGGATATTATGAGTTATGAAAATGTTTTCTTTATTAAGCTTGCATCCATAGGTACTTTAATTCTTGCGGCATCTGGTTATTTTTTTCATACATTAGATATTATAGAATTCATAGTTAGTGTCTCATGTCTATGGGGTTTGGTATATTTACAAATTACAAGGAGGATTTAATAATGGCTTATTATGTTAATGAACTAAGTGAATCTGATATTGATGAAATTTGCTATAGGTATAGAAGCGGTCAGTCCGTTGATACTATTAGAATATATTTTAAGGTTAGGGGTAGCAGAGTATCAGAAGTATTAAAAGACAATGGAATACTTACTGGCAGCAATAAAAGTAATCGTGGTGAGTCAGGCGATCAGAAGCATTGGTATAATCCAAACGCTACTATAAGCCCATTACTTCAAGCTATGTTAACTCCTTTCTTGGAGGGTAGCAATGAAGAACTTTAGGATAGTAGATGTTAAAGTAAAAGAACGTGTTATGGATTATTTGCATGATGTTCCTGTGGATGGTAAAACGGAAGTTGTGTTTCGGATATACAAAGCTAGTCGCAGCCTGGATCAGAATGCTAGACTTCATTCATTGATAGGCATGTGTGCTGATGAAGCTGGATATACCATAGAAGAAATGAAGCTAGTGTTTAAGGAACAACTACTGCAACCTATACAAGTGATTGAAGTTGGTCAGTATAGAGTGCCAGTGTATAAGTCAACTGCGAAGATGAAAACTAAAGAGTTTAATGAGTTCATGGAACGAGTTGAATTCTTGGCATCACAATGGTATCATGTTGCCTTGCCTGCAAGGAGCTACTAATGAAGCCCATTAGAGTAACAGATAAGAAAAGATTAAAAGATATTCGTAACCTTACTTGTGTGGTATGCGCTGATCCTAATACTTGCGCTCACCACTTGATAGGAATAGGCGATGGCAAGATGGGGTCAAAGGCTGGTGATGATTTAACTATCCCACTATGTCAACTACATCATGCTCAACTACACGCTAACTTAAAACGATTTGAGCTTCAACATGGTAGCCAGTCTTATTTACTTCGCAAAACTAACAAGTGGCTTGAAATTATTTTAGGTGATATGCTTGATTCATAGTAGATAATCTGCTAGAATATAAAATACAAGGGAGTTTTTATGAACGTACCTCGTTATTACAAGGATGAATTATTGAATGAAGATGAAAGGCAATTCATAGAAGATGACATGTTTAAGTTGTGGAATGAAGGCTATGATCTGGATGACATCCTTGTATTTGCTGCACAAGATCTTGAAACTTACAGAAAAGACTTACAATTTATGGGCGAATTAAATGTCGCTTAGTTATTACGTGGAGTGCAGGTGACTCGACGGAACGGGGGCTAGCTCCCAAAATCCCGACAAGGCAATCAGTGAAGGCGGTGGCTCGCGTGCATGCTCTGCAAAGGCATACTGACTGAGGATTAAAAGGCTAGCTCCCACTTTTTTTTGGAGGATGATATGGGTATAATGATTGATAATAAACCAGCCGATGAAGATGAGGAAGTAATGTATCGAGAAATCCTTCAATTCTTTACCTCGCAAGGTTTTGATACATTCGATGCAGTAAGGTTCGCTGTTGATGGGGTACGCGCTCATAGAATAGAACACAAGAGTCCGCTTGCCTAAGTATAAATATAGGAAAGATAATAACCATGATGCCCTAGTTCAAGCCTTCAAGGATGAAGGTGCTAGGGTTATCGACTTGGCATTTGTTGGCAATGGGTGTCCTGATATAATCGTCATCGTAAATGGTGATGCTTTTTTTTGTGATATAAAGAATCCCAATACAGCCTATGGAAAGAAAGGCTTGAACGATCAGCAACTACTATTTGAAAAAAGGATAAAAGAAAAGGTACGCATTGCACGTACCCTTGAAGATGTTATTTCTTTGTGCTGTGATACAATAGGAACATAGTGTTTGCAGCAACGTGAGCAAGGTGTGGAAGCCCTGACTCTGTATCATGTAGCTCACCACCATGGAAAGCATTAAGATGGCGGCATAAGGCGGCATAGTATTTCTTTGCTTCTACGTTCTTATAGTTCTCATCATTATACTTACCTGCTCCAAGTGATAAAACCTTGGCTAGTGCAAGTTCAAACTCTGGCAGTATTAAATCAAAACGTGCCTTACCTTTATCGAACTTCATACCAGTGCTAGGAAAGCTGTCGTCTTTCTCTAACTCGCAAGCTTCACACTCGCTTGAACTAAAGTAGTTTTCGTTATGCTCTGCTATTCTGTTATCATACCATTCATGTATCATATTATCCTCCATTATCCATTATCCTTTATCAAAAATAATAAAGAACCTTCTTATAATAAAGATCCTAAGTGTGCCTAAGCTAACAAAGATTGCGTTAACTAGCAATAGCTGATACCAGTTTATTACTATGTCAAAGTAAGGCGCGATAGCAAACTTCCATAAGATGATTGCAATAGTGAATCCTACTGCTTCATTTATCAATGCTTCTATCGCGCTGCTCTTGCCTGTCTGCATTAAAGTGTACTTCTTATAGACTCAAGTCCATCTATCAGTTGTCCCAACAAGTCTTGCCCCATGTCAACACCCTCTGATACCTTTGCACCATTGAAGTCGATATACTCAAGCTTACCATCCTGATAGTTTAATATGGCAACCTTTTGTACTCCTCGCATCTCACTGATGTTGTCGATTATAATACGAACTCTAGTTCTGCTCTTAATCATGTCCACTCCCTTAAGAAATAATCTATGCTTAAAAACATTGGATCGAACTTGCCTTCATGTAATTCGTTAAGCATGACTGCACCTCTCCAATGATGATTACCCTGAAAGCCCATGTAGTCCTCATGGTGCTGGTAAAACGCCCCTGCAACCAATCCTATGTGCGCTGTGCCATCGTTTAGATAATGAGTGCCAAACTGTAAAGTCTGTTGATGCCCCATGCAAAAGCTATTACCAATGTTCTTTAGCTTGTTGTCTATTGTTCCTGCAATTACATTCTTCTTTAATGATAGTGTATTCACAAAGTAATGCGAGAATAATACGCCTTCTATATTAACAACCTTTAAGAATGGGTGAACTTCCCAAGCATCAAGGTTAAGCATATCATAACTTAGTAAACCCTCCAGTGCAGGATCAGCGGATATTGCTCTACTGATTCTATGTTCATGATTGCCCATGCAGAATACCATGCGTGGCTTATATTGTTTAAGCTTGTTTTTTCTTTTCTTCTTATTGAATTTAATTAAAGGTTCAAGGAATAGATCCATTGCACTATTGCCTGATGCTATATCCTCTATCACTCTCTTGCCTTCAAAGTATTGCGATGATTTCTTTTCATAGGAAGATAGGCTAGGCATATCCCACCAGTCGCCAATCATTACTATCACGTCAGGCTTCTTGTTTATAATGTAATTCATACAAGCCTTAAGGTGTCCAACTGGTACGTTTGGACGCACCTGTGTGTCTGGCATAAAGAATACTCTCATGTCAATCTCCTATTTTTTCATCACCTCTGTTACTTTAGGTGCTACCTTCTCAACACTGCGACCAACTATATATCCTCCTATACCAATCTGCAATAATGTCCAAGCTTCTGGTGCTAATCTATTTACAAGTAATCCAAGGGAATCACCAACAACCAATACTAAAAACGTAAGCATTGTGATAGGTCTCCAGTTTCTTTGAATCCAACTTTTGCCAGTGGCTTCCGCTGTGATTATCTTTGCTTTACCATCAAGCAATTTTGTTTCATACCCAATAAGCTTTTCAGATAACTCTGTTTGTACACGGAACATCTCTCCACGTAACTCATTGGCTTTGTCTTTATCCTCTACATATTTTCCTATTAAGTCTGTTACTGGTGACACCAGTGATGAAATAAAACTCCACATATCAATTCTCCATATTAAAAGGTTTGCCAGTCCTTATCATTTTTGCCAACTCTATTGCACGGTAACCTACCTGACGCGCCCATATACTGTCAAGCATTTCATTCGATGCTATGTTGTAATCTTTGGCTGCCATAGCTGCAATAAACTTTTTGAATCTTAATAATCTAGGTAGCCCAAGGTTGAATAGCATATCTGTTAAAGCATTCTGCCTTACTGCATTCAACTCTAAAAACCATGGAAATTTCCAATTCAATTCTTCTTGCGCACTTACTATATCATTGTTCAATAGGAATAAAGATTCTTCTTTGCTTATGCCATTATCTGATAGGTTGCGTCCAATGCCTATGGTTAGTTTTCCAACTGTGTCCATGTAAGGAAATTTCTTGTTGCCCTCATGTCGTAGGATCATTGCTTGTATAGTCTCCATTATAGCTCCGTTAATTTAATGCAACCACTTAGGAATAAGTTCCCATCTATAGGTTGTACCGCATCAATAATGCCATCATAATTTGCATCACCAATAAACACATCATTTATTTCACCATCAATAATATATGCAAACCAGCCTTTATCTTGTGAGTATAATCCCATGACTACAACACCTTCTGACTTAAACTTATACGCGCTTAACACTTTGCCATAGCAATAGTGAATGCCTTGATATTGAGTTGATGCTTTGTTTACTTGTGGCATAGCCTTGCCTACCTCGAATGGATCTGCGTTCGCTAGACTTACTGATAGAATGGCTACTAATAAGATTAAAAGTTTCATAACTTCCTCCTGTGGTATGCTATTATAAGCACACTCTTAAAAGGTTGTCAAGGGTTGAATACAAAACTAGCCTTATAATACTCCCCAACCTTTATTTGATCGCCCCAAAATCTCCAGCCTATCTTTATTTTATACCCACTATTTTTATAATAGAAGAAATACTTTCTACCATCTTCCATATATATTACTGATGTATTACCATGGTTCTTAATTTCTTTAATCATACCTTCTGCGGATAGCGTGCTTCTTAAAAGATTGTTGGCTGGATTTCTTATACAACTCCAAAAGAAACAAGGGAACATTCTTATATACCAATACTTAGCTTCTTTGTTTTTATATAGGATGTCTCCACAATAACCATCCACTTCATTACCCCATATTGAGTAGCCTATGCCTGTATGTTTAGCTAACAGGTATCCGCCAAGAATGCCCACAATGACTGCAATAAACCATGCAGCAAGATATGCCGCATATCTGACAATCATTTTTTGTGAAATATCTTTTGAACGGTGTCTGTCTCGTAGATACGAATAGCCAGCCATAACACTGTTAGAAACGATGCGGCTACTGGCAGAAAGCCTGCCAATACCGCGCCGAATGAAGTGAATGAAGCAACGTCTGTAGCTATCTTGGCTGGAGTATCAAGGTGTGGTTGATACACTTATTTAATCCTCACTATGGTTATATTACCTGTTGCTGCGGCAGCAAAGTTAACCCTGCCCATCTGTGATGGTGTATAGCTAGGTTTCCAGCTAACACCATTCTCTATATAGTTTTGAATACCAACATCGCTCATAGACGCTTGGCGAGTAAGTGATACTCTTGTTGCATTATATGTGATTACACCATTGCCATCGAAGTAGTCAACGCCAGCAACACCACTGCGCCCAAAATAAAAAACTGTGTCTGTGCCAGTAGCTACGGAATTGAATGTCGTCCCTACCGCAGCATGATGATGGCTTGTTACTGATGTTGTTACTGCATCATCAAAAGTTAGATAAGGATTTGATATGCTTGTTCCTATTGCATCCATAGTCCATTCATATTGCTCATCTTGTGCAATAGATAGGTATAGAAGAAAACTACTAACGGCACTAAAATGGTAGTTTCCAATCTGCCCAACGTTTAGTTTTATGTTTGATGATAATGATGATAGGTCTATTTGTGCTATTGCTTCATTGGTGTCAAAGTTATCGCTCCCTCTCAATACGGTTGCCATGACTTACACCAACTTTTTAAGCTGTGATATTCTAGTCGCTGCATCAATATCAATTTGCTTTTGTGCATCTGCATCTCTGATAACTTGACGCGCTGCTTCTGCGGTCACTGCCTGCGCTGGAATAGTAGCCTGTACATCCAATGGTTTGAATGCTTCTGCGCGTGCTTCACGACGCTTATCGTGTGCAATCTGCTTAGCCTTTGTTACACTAACACGAACCTTGCGCTTAGCCGTGGAGGTGTCATGCTTGAAAGCATCGCGGAACGTACGATCTGATGGAACGTCTGCTGCATCCACAATCTCGTAAGGTGTGCCAACTGGAACGACTTGCTTAGCTAGTTTATCCATTTCCTTAGCTGATAGTTTGGAGGATGGTACAACAATACTCAAGCCGCCTTCTTTGTTAGTGTATAGTATTCTCATTTTATACTCCTTGTGTTATTCATTATTTACCTCCGAAAACATTCACTGAAACTACTGATACGTCTGTAAGCGTAGGTGATGAACTTTCATATATATATACTTCTAAGCTTGCCGTTGATACTGTAACAAGCCTGTTTGTATTATTGTAAGCTGACAATGATAAATTACTTGATAGTGATGGTGCATAATTAGAGTTTGCCATTGCTGTTGCAAAGTTTACTGAATACTTTCCAACTCCATTATCTGTAATGCTTGATACATTAAAACTATCTCTTATAGCAACCGTGCCTGTGCCGTTGAAGTTTACCCAT